ATACTGCTTGTTGGCGTCCTTCAGCTTGCGCACCGAACCCATGGTCGTCCGGTTCAGGGCCCACTTGGCGTTGCGCGCATAGCCGCTCTTCAGCGCGTACTTGAGCGTGAGCAGCCCGTCGGCCTGGCCGTTCGCGTCCGCGATCGTGGTTGCCGTGCCAGAATTGGTGGACGCGATGTCGGCATTCGTGAGCCAGCCCTCGGGCTTGCCCACCGCATTGCCGCCGACCACGGCCGCCCCTTCCGCCACGGCAAACTGCTCCTCGGCCTCGCCGCGGATCTCCGCTTCGAGATCGAAGGCCGTGTCCTCCAGGTTCTGGTGGCTGATGTCGATCAGGGCGAACATCTCGTGCGTCGGGATCTCGACCATGCCGTAGGCCAGCCCCGTGGTCTCCGATCGGGTGCCCTGCTCAGCCACCCACTGGGCGGCAAACTGGCCGGTGCGCCTGGGCTGCATCCGCGACTTGTTCGCCGTCGGCTTGACCGAGACCAGCGAGCGTACCGGGCTTACGAGGGTAATGCCCTTGATGATATCCGCCACATACTCTGCCGGCGCCAGGTAGCCGCCGGTCGTGTCGTTGCTGACCGACAGCGACTTGAACTCCGCCGTCGCCCGGGCGATCGCCTTGGCCTGGGGCTCCGGCAGGTTCGGCACACCGCTCGTGTAGGCGCCAATGACGCCACGAGCCCATTCGTTGAAGTAGGCCTTGCGCTCGACGCGGGCTTCCTCGGAGCCCATGCCGGGTCGCTGGACCTTCAGCTGGAGCCGGTCGAGCTGCTCCTGCATCTGCTTCTCGCGCTCGGCGCGCTTGGCCTCCAGCGCCTCGGCGTTGACCAGCTTCTGGTTCACCGTCTCGAAGCCCGCGAGTGTGGCCTCGATGCGCGAAAGCTTCTCCTCGGTCAGCGGATCGGCCTTGCCCGTGGTCTCGATCTCGCGGAGCCGCTGGTCGTTGGTCTTCTTGTACTCCTCGAAGCCCGTCATCAGCGGCGTCACGATCTTCTTGACCTCGGCCAGCACGGCCGGGAGGTCGCTGGCTTCCTTGCGCTCGAGCGCGTGCGCGCGCCCGACGGCGCGATTGTGTTCGTTCATGTTGTCCTCGGAATCAGGTGGTGCTGAAAAGCCTCTCGGCCTGCCGCTGCAGGTCCAGGAGGTCGTCCATCCCGCCCTCGTCCCGAGGATTCGGATTGGCCTTGTAGCCGCCGTTGGCGATCGCCTTGGCGGCGGCGTGCGAGAACCCGCCTGCGTCCCGCAGGAAGGCCTCGAAATCTCGTATCGTGCGGATCCGGGACGCCGCCTTGGCGTCCTCGATGCCGGCCAGGGGGTTCATCCCCCACAGGACCGGGCCGACCTCGTAGAGCTCGACCTTTGTGATGGTCCTGACGGGGTCAGCTGCCGTCTTGCCGTAGGCGACGTCGACGGCCGAATAGGTGATCGACATGGCGTCGATCGAGCCGTTGCGCAGGCCCGCGAGCAGCGTTCGCCCCCGCTCCGTATCGATCGGGTCGAGCTGGCCCTCAACCTTCAGCCCGTGGGCATCCTCTTCCATGGCTGTCCAGTAGCCGACCGGCATCTTGTCCTCGGCCGCCGTGCCCAGCCCGTGCTGCCAGAGCATCTTCGGCAGCTTGGCCCGTGCCTTCCAGCCGGCCAGCGAGGCCGCGAAGGCGCCCTTCACCAGCACATCGCCACCGTCGTCGACATTGCCGAACACGGCACCGTAGCCGGAGAAGGATCCCGGCGGTCCGTCCTTGGCGAACTTCACCTCGAACGGTCGGGTCGCCGTCAGTCGCATCAGCTATTGCCTCCATCAGGCTGCAGTGCCGACCGCTCTGCCTGTGTTGCCATGTTCAACGGCAGCAATGGCTCCTCCAGTCCGTCGATCGGGTTCAGGTCCTCGAAGCGGCGGGCTTCATTCCGGGTCAACCAGCCGTTCGTGATGCCGCTGGCGTAGAAGTTGGCGCGCGCCGTGTTGTCGCCGCGCAGCAGCCCCTGCAGGGAGAACTTGGCGACGATATCGTCTTCATCCGGGAACAGGTCGCGGGCCAGCGACTGCTCCCAGTTCTCGATCCACGGCGCCAGCGTGTGGATCACGTGCGCCAGGAAGAAGGCTTCGGCCGACGCGAAAGTCGCCGTCTTGTCGGCGTAGCCCACCATCTGCGGGAATACCTTCAGGTCCCGGCAGATCTCCTCGATCTGGAAGCGCCGCGTGTCCAGGTGCTCCGAATCGACGCCCTTCATGGCGAGCGGCGTCCAGGTGCTGTCCATGTCCAGAACGGCCGTCTTGAACCGGTTCTGCAGGCCGCCCTGGTACTGCGCCCAGGCTTCCTTGAGGCGCGCGCGTGCCGCATCGTCCAGCGAGCCCTTTACGGACAAAACGCCGCCCGGCTGGGTGCCATTGGCGTGGAGAGCTGCATGCGTCTGCTCGGTCGCGATCGCGAGCCCCACTGCCTCGCGGGCCACCTGCAGCGCGTCCAGGCCGGCCGTGCCGGTCCAACTCGGTCCCCGGAGGTGGAACACGTCCTCCCGCGGCAGCACTGCGGCGCGGCCACCCAGGTCGGTCACCCGGTAGTTGAGCGTGTAGTCAGCCGCCTGCTCGATCGTATAACTGCCCGGCACCAACGGGATCATCTCGCGCGGCGCGCCCCGGATCCGGCCGATGTAGGCGCAGCCGTTCCCGAGCAGAACAGCATGGAACATCATGACCTGCCTAAACTCGAACGAGGTCATCCATTCGTTCGGCCGCCTCGACAGCAGCCGGTAGGCCGGATGATCCTTCGCCAGCTCCTTCGAGCCGTCGGCCTTCTCCCGGTACAGTTTAAGGGGCACCTGCGCGATGCCGTCGGCCAGGACGCGCAGGCAAGCGAACACCGTCGATACCTTCAGCGCACTGTCGACGTTGACCGACACGCCGGCCCGCGAGTTCTGCTGGCCGAACAGCGCCGACCAGGTCAGCCCGGATACGTCAGCCGCCTTGGTCTCCCGACGCCGCAGGCCGGACGCCAGGGAACCGAACAATCCTGCCATCACCCGGCCGGGCGGCTACCGAGGGCCAGCAGCAGCGCGCCAGCGATCATCAGGCTCCCTCCGACGATGAAGCCGGCCGGTGGGTAGATCAGCCAGGCGCCGTAGGAAACGAGGCTGACACCGCCGAGGCCGGCGAGGTCGCGCAGAAGTCCGGGCAATATGGTGGACAGGATCAACCCCATGGATCGCATCATCGAACAGAACCGGTTTGGCTACAGTTTCGTTTCCAGGTTTGCAGAGGTACGCACTACAAGTCGGTGGGCTGCAGCGCCGTCCCGACATGAGGCGCGTCAAGCGGGAGACCGCTGCCATCGGGAGGCCCCGAAGCCGGGCAAACCGCCCTTCCGTGAAGGGCATCCAAAGCTCGTGCGAGTGGCGAGGTACTTTGTTTCTGACACCAGACCGCCTCACCCGCGCTTCCCTCACCCCAGCCGTGGCGGCCCTCCGCCCCAGCGAATACACAGCTGCCCTGATCTACGCGATCCAGCGCGATCCGGAACTCGTTCGCGGGAAGCACGTCCTGGAACTTGGGTCCGGAAGTGGGGTCGTTCTGGCCGCCGCTGCGCAACTTGGTGCGAGCCATGTCTGCGGTGTGGACATAGAAGAAGATGCTGTCCTTGCCAGCCAGCGTCTGCTCACTGACCTCGGCCATGGTGACAAGGCTGAATTCCATGTTGGAGATCTCTGGCAACCGCTGGGTAGTCGCCGCTTCGACACTATTCTCGCAAACCTGCCGCATTTTCCCATGAACGATGGGACCGTTCCCGGACGCCGCTCGACATGGAGTGTCGGTGGACCCGATGGCCGCAGGCTTCTGGATCGATTTATCGATGAACTGCCCCAACGACTGCAGCCAGGTGGCCGGGCAATCATCACCCACAACGGCTTCGTCGATACCGCGCTGTCGCGCCTGCTGCTGGCCAGCCACGGTTTGAAATTAGCCGTTCTTCACAGCATCCTCGTGCCACTGGCCGAGGAAAAGATGGCACGCGTGAGTAAGGCCCTGATTGAGTCCGAAACCAACCGAAGCCTTCACCAGTATGGCCCCTACAGCTTTGGCGAGGTCTATATCGTCGAGATATCCTGACCTTGGGTAAGATTGCAGAGGACAGGTCGTCTGTCGCACCGTTTGCTCAATTGCCCGAAGAGGCAACTGGGGAGGCTTCACATCGCTGAAGATGTGGGCCTGACAAGGAGCCCGCTGCCGTCACAGGCAGCGGGCTTTTTCTTGTTGGCTAATCAGACGATCAGCATGTCGTTCGCCTCGAGGTATGATCGTCCTCGCGCCTGCGGGTTCGTGGTCATCAGTGCGACGGCGTTGAACGCCGCCATCAGCGGGTCGATCTTGGCCGATCCCGACGCCTGCTTGGTAATCGTGATCGCGTTGCCCTTGGGCTCGACCCGGGCATTGCCGACGGACCAGGCCATTAACTTCAACCCTCCATGCCACAGCGTGCCGTTCGCGAGCTTGCGCTCCGCTGCCTTGATCGCCCCGGTCAGCTTCCAGCCCTGCGTGATGCCAACCACCCGGTCGTTGCCGGTGATCCCCACCTCGGCCAATGCGTCGACGATGGCGCCGACGCCGAACGGATCGAGTCCGACAGCGGCCAACCGGCCTGTGCTATCGACCCGGCGGCAGACATCGGTGATCTCGGCGAGGTCCTGGCCAAGGTCGTCTACGATGGACAGTTCGCCGGCGGCTTCGAAGTCCCTCAGGACCGAAACCTCGCCCTTCCGCCGCGTCAGCACCGCCTGGTGTGCCCAGGCACGCGACCACAGGAGCCAATCCCGCGTGACCGCATCGCGTCCCAGCACCGCCAGGCCCAGCAGATCGTCCAGGCCGCCGCCGTCGATGCCGATCACTACCACTTCGCTCCGCTCGAGCAGCGCGTCCAGGGTGAGCGTCCTGTCGGCCGCCCGTTGCCAGAGATCGGCGCCCACCCAGCGATCCGAGCGCAGCGCGAGCCCGATCTCGATGTTGAGATGCTGGGAGGCCCAGCGGATGATCTCGCCCTGCCCCTTGGCCTTGGCCTGCGCCCAGTCGTCCTCCAGCCGCTTGATCGTGACTGACCGGTCGCGGTTGGGCGTGACCATCCACCAGTTCCGGGAGTCCTGCCACGCCGGCGGATCGGCCGGATCGTTGGCGATGTCCTCCGGGAACTCATAGAGCACCGGGAGCATCGCTCCCTGGGCTTTACCGTCCCGAATGGCGCGCGCCACCATGAGCTCGGCCCGAAACGCCCCTCGCGGCGGCTCGTCCGACTGCGTCGTGATGAAGACCAGGAAGCCCTCGGGGTTGGGCAGCAGCCCGCCCCGCAGCTGGCCGATGATGCGCTCGGCCGCCGATACCTTGGCGATCTCGTGCAGCTCGTCCAGCAGCACGCCAGTGGGTTTCACCCCGGTCAGCACCGTGGTGTCGAACGCCTTGATCTCCAGCGTCGCCTTGGTCCGCCGGTCCGTGATCTTGCGCAGGTGCTCCTGCACGTGCAGGCGCTTCCTGAGAAACTCGTCCGGATCCTTGTCGACCATGCCCAGCGCTTGGCTAAAGGCGATGTGCGCCAGCGACACCGTGGGCGCGACCAGCAGGAATTCCGCCCGCGGCCGCTCGTTCATCAGCAGCGTCGTCACCATCAGCGCCGCGGCGTAGGACGTCTTCGAACTCTTCTTCGGCGCCAGCAGGAAGATCTCGCGGATCATCCGCTCCCGAGCGACCGGATCGAACGAGCCATGCAGGGCGCCCACGATCTCGCGGAACCAGTCCGCCCCCGCTTCGGCCAGCGCCGGCGTGCCGATCACATCTGGCAGCCGCAGCTTGTTGAAGATCGCGATCGCCCGGTTAGCCTGGCCACGATTGAGGTGCGGCAGATCGGGCAATAGCGATCGCCCCGTCCGGATGCGTTCCCGCCAGTCCGGTACGGCAAGCGACCACGGCTCCATGTCAGTTGACCAAGCGGCCCCACTCGTTGTCGGCGCCCGCCGTCAGCGCATCGCGCTCGGCAGCCTCTTTCTTGCCCAGGGGCTCGTCCACGCGCTTCGGCGCGTACTCCGACCAGCCGGCGCGCACCTTCAGCCAGAAGATCGCAGCCGACAGACCTTCACGAGTGGGCTTGCATGCCATGGTGAACAGGTTCTGCGCCACCTTGGCCGTCGCCTTGATGCCTCCCAGTTCGATTTGGTCGGCGTAGTGGAACCGGAGCGTCTTGGGGTCGATGCCGACCAGGCGGGCGATCTCGTCCTGGGGTATGCCGAAGCCGGACAGCGACTCCACGAGCTTGCGGGTGTCGTCAGTCGGCACATGCGCGGGCCGGCCGGCGCGGGAATTCGTCACTCGCTAATCCTCTGTCCCTAAAATTTCTGGCGAGCCAAATCAGCTATCGCTGCACACAAGATGGGGCAGCGGCGCTCGTCCGCCCTCTAGAAGGACCGTTCACGCTGAAACATTCATTGTGAAACCATTTGGCCTCGCGGCGTTGGAAGGAATCCCGCATGCTTTAGTATTGGGAGCGGCCCCACACCCTGCAACCTGTCGCCCACAAAAATAGTGAACAGCGTTGGCGGAGGACACTTGATGCCGTTTCATCCCGTAGATGTTCACGTCGGAGCGCGCCTGCGCCAACGTCGATTGCTTGGCATGAGCCAGACAGCGCTCGGAGACGCTGTAGACCCTACGGGCACGGACACTGGAGCAGAAGGTCAGCACATGACCCAACAACCCATTTTACCGAATCGGCAGCAAGGGGCCGGTTGTGAAGAGAATGTTCGTCGATAGCAGTTTCATATTTAGAGAATCGACAATGCGAATCCTGACGAAAATGGCCTTCTTGGCGAGCCTATCGTTGACCGCACCGGCGAGTGCTCAGTGGGCATTCGTGGATGGCAATGAGCTTCACAAGTGGTGCATGACTCCGGAATGGGAAGGACTCTGCATATCCTACATCAAAGGCACATGGGACATGATTGACTCAGTACAGAGTTCAAGAACGCGCCAAAAACTTGTCTGTGTGCCGAATGAGGTAACAGCCAGCCAAATGCGGGACGTTGTTATGAGGTGGGTGAATAGTCGTCCAGAACTTCGTCACCAGGCGGCTTCGAGCCTCGTGCAAAGCAGCCTGGCCGACACATGGCGATGCAAGCAAGGGCGTTGGCGGTTACAGAGCACTGAATCTAGACCGGCGTTCTCCAACTAGCAAACTGGCCCTTAGTATTCTGATTGCCTGCCTTCCCTTTGCCGTCCGACCATTACTCCGGCGCATTACGAAGACCGCGGAACGCAAGCGGCAAACCTCTTAGGGCTTAGAAATCAGCCACCCGTAGAGGCGTGGCAGGCACGACCACCCGTCGTCCCCTGCCAC